GATATAATCCGCAAAACGAAACGTGCGACGTTTGCAGAACGAAACGTGCCAAAAATAAAACGAAACGATTCTCTTTCTCAAAACGAAGCGTACCCACGAAGAGTTTTTTCACCACACCCTTCGTGGGTACTGACTTCATCTGACAGCCTTTGCTATTTCGGGTTGGCTGCCGAAGCTGATTCGCTTTTTAGACTTTCCGCGATGTCGTAGATTTCGGTGATGTAGGTTGTGGTCGAGGGAGTGAGGGGAAATGCAGAGAGGGTGATTGCGTTGGCTCGCCATGAGATTCGACCTACTTCTGCGAGGATTACAGTTGCCTCACCGGTTGGAGAGGTCCCTCGTTCCAAACGCCGTACTTCGGCCGTAAACTGCATGAGTTGTCCGGCTTTGTGCTCTACTGTCAGACGGTATTCTGCGTTGTCGGATGTCGCAGTACGAGTTGTGATGATACTGGTGCTTGTGATTTTTGTTTCCATTTGTGTGTGAAAGTGATTTAGGTTTATGGTGCGTATTTTTTTGTGTCATTCTATCTCAGCCCGGGCCTTGCACTGCTCGCGGTTTTGATATATCCAGGCTCCCAGGCCGCCGCAGATTCTCAGCGTCCGGGCGTAGATTTCCGGGTCTACGCGGCGCAGGGTCTCGATGCACTGCGGCATGTGGTTCATCTTGTCTATCGTGTACACGTGCTGGTAGCCGATTTCCGCCGCGCGGCCCACATCTTCCAGAACAAGCCCGACCCTCCAGCCCCGCTGTCGGGCGAGCCCTTCGGTCATCTTCTGCTCCGCAAGAAGGTCCGGAGTGAGAATCTCCCCCTCCGTCAGCTCCTTGCCGTACCGCTCCGAGAAGCGGCGCACAACCTCGAAGTAGTTCCCGCAGAGCGCCTCGCGCACACCGTCGGAGCACACCCCGAGGACACCCGTGTTCGTCGCGTCCCGTCCGTCGAACTCTATCCCGTGCGCCCGGCAGAAGTCCTCCTCCCGCCGGAAAAGCTCCGCGTCCATCGCGTACATGCACGCCGGGTCAAGACTCTGCGCCACAATGTCCGACTCCGCCATCGCGCTCTCAAGGCGCTCCAGCGCCTCCGGACGTTTGAAAAACACGTCCCCGTCGATATGGACGCAGGGACCCCGCTCCGCGGACAGCGCCAGGAACTTCCCCGCCGCCCAGAACCGCGGATGAATCCACCCGGGCCAGCCGTCCAGCGTAAGCTCTATCCGCTCGTAGGGCAGATGCCCGAGGACAGCCGCGCCGAGGGAATCCGTGTGGAGCACAGCCCCCGCGCCAAGGCGTTTCAGGTAGGCCGCCGAAAGTGAGAAATACCACACCTGCGTCAGAAGCCTCCGCAGAGAGTCGACCCCGTATGCCTCTATAAGCATCGGACGCGTCGACAGCGAGTGTATGAACCGTAGTGCAGCCATACCCCCTCCCTCAGGCCCCCACGCCTCCGTTAAGTTCCGCCAGCTCAGCCTCCAGTTCCCGGCGCCTGCGCTCGCGCTCCTCCTCGGCCGCCCGGGCCTCCCGTTCCTGAAGTACGCGCTGGCGGAAAGCCTCGGCCTCCTCAGCCGTCACTTCCTTCCAGTTTTCCGCGCTGTCCTTGCTCCCGAGGTGCAGAACCTCAGTGAATACTCGTTCCGAATCCGGAACATCGCCTTTCTGTGTGAGCACGTAGCCCTCCGAGGGCCGAAGCGTGCTGATTGTCTTTTCTGTAAGTGTCATTGATAATATACAAAGTTAAATGATGCTAGATGGGTAGTGACCGGACAGTTTCCCGACCGTGATATAGTGTAGCCCTTGTCCGTCAGAAGTGCTATATCTTCTTCCGTAAGGGCCTTGTATTGTTCATCATTTAGTGATATGATGCATGGTTCAAGAGGTTTCACCCACGACCGCAGGGAATTTCTGAAGGATTCGCGTAGTACCTCGTTTTTATCGATGAAGTTTCTACATAAAGTGCCACCGCTGGCCGTCCAGCCAACATAAGGCACCATCGCTTCGTCCAGCCGGAGTGTCTGCGCCCTCAGGCAAGACCCGAGATTCCAGAACGTCGCGCAAGTCGCCCCCGCGCAATAGTCCGTGTCTATCACTTCCGCGTCCGGACAGTCAACCTCCCACACTCCGCAGTGCTGATGTTCGAAGTCCTTCCCTTGATAAGATACAAGAGCTCTGGCTTCTATGGTTGTAAAGCCGTGTGCCTTTAGGCGCGATTTGGTCAGTGCGTTGAAGTAACCCATATAACTGAATCCGTTCCACTGCGAAGGAGGCGTCGATTGGGATAGATCTATATCGCAGTCATCGAACTCAGTCCAGCGGCGACTGTCTCCAAATGTACCACAACAGTTGACGGCTTCGGTTTTAATATCAATGGTTTCTCCGACAAACTTACGACCTTTGAAGGCTCCATGAAGCAATATATTGCCTGTTTCGGAAAGCTCCTTGGGCACTGATGTCTCATGCCAGGGATAGTGGTCGCAGGCGTTAAAACCGTTCATCGCCGTCGCGTTCCCGACATATACATTGCCCAAGTCCAGATATGCCTGATCGACAAGGGCGTTGGACAGATCAATCGGGATATCCGATTTCAGGAGTTTCAGACAATGCGACTGATAATAACGCAGTCCGATTCCATAAAGTCTGAAACGGCTTATCTTTCCCGTAAAGCGCCCCAGCCCGTAGCCGTCACGCAGTATAGGTCTAATGACGACCTCACACGTTTCCGTAGCGTGAAGACCGGCAGCATACCAAAGTTCTTTGTATTCCTCTCCTATCCAGAACCCCTTGCCCGTGGTGATGTGTGGGTAATACAGCGCCGAGTTGAAGCGCGAAGCTTTCAGCCCCGCAGGCGTCTCCTCACCCGCCTCCATCTCCTCGGTCCACTTCGGCGCAACCTTCTGCCCGCGGTCCTCGCCAGCCTCCCACGCCGCAACACTCCGGCGAAGGTCATCAAGCGAAATATCCAGGTCAAGGTGCGACACTGCCCAGATATACTCCTCGATGTCCTCCGCCCCGTAGCCCAGACGTTTGAGAAGATTCTCCGTCTCCGTCGAATGAAGGTCAGCAAGCTTCGCCTGAATCTTCGCAGTCTCGTCCCAGAGCCCCACAATCTCCCGCCTCAGCTCCTGCGTCTTCTCCGAAAGGTCCCTTACAGTAGCCGCCGCATCCGTTGCGGGCTTGCTTATCTCGGCTTTCTCTTCATCTGTCAGGTCCTCATACTTGAACTTGATGTACGGCACAAGCGCGTCTACCTCTGCCGCCGTGGGGTAGACTCGGGGGCCATCCATAAGCTCGATGCCGAGCGGTTCCTTGATGTAGAGGTCCTCCTTTCCGTCAGGATAAGCGGCATTCGGAAATTCGAAATGAGGCTCCCATTTCAGTGTACCCACCCCGAGGCGGTGCTTGTCGAAGACGAAGTGCATCCCGCCGTCCTCCGTGGGGGAACAGTTTGTGTATACTCCGTCTCTGCACGAGGCCGTGTAGGTATTGGCCTTGCTCCCTGCCCAGAACACCGCGCTCCAGTCGCAGTCCGGCCACGGCGTCCTCTCTCCCCTCCAATCTTTGAGGTGCAGTATAAAGTCGAAGTCCGATTTGTAGTTGATTTTCGTCATATTTTTTTGTCTTTTAGTTGTGTGTCAATACAAGCTCCATGAAGAAGCGCACGGGGGCCGCGACCCCGTTGTCCGTCGTGGCGAAGCTCATAGTGTTCGCCGTCATGCCCGTCATCGCTATCGCGCTCCCCGCTTTCGTGGGAGTGATGCGCGGCCATGCCTGCTGTATGCTTATCCCCGCGTCGGCCCACGCCTGCGGGAAAGTCAGCGTTATTGTTCCGCCCGACGAAACAGCCGTAGGCGCCGGGAGCGAGCCTCCGCCCGACATACTCACGTTCACCGCCGTGCTCCCCGCCACGGGCTCGATGTAGAAGAAGCCGAGCGGTGAATACAGAGGGTGCCACGAGCCCTCCGGCCCGAGCATGTACGCCCCGTTCTTCGTCAGCCTCAGACCCGCCGAGTCGTTCCGCGTCTCGAAATTCATGTAGCCGTCGGCTCCGTGCCACGCCGCGAAGTAGCGGCTCGTCGAGCTCCCGAGAATAAGGCCGTTGGCGAAGTAGCGCGAGATGTAGCGCGTCTCCATCTTTCCCATCGCCAGCGTCCACTCCGCCCCCGTGGAGTACATCCCCGCCTTGCAGTCCGAGGTGTTTTTCAGCGTCAGGGTCAGACGCCCCGTTCCCGCCGCGGCGATGTTTACGGTCTTGGACCCGAGGTTCAGCGTATTGGTCTTCTCCTGCGCCGGATATGAGTTTCCGCCTGCCGCGAGCCCCCCGTGCTGGAGTTTCAGGGTCTCCTCGCCGATGGCGAAAGTCTGCGTCCCCACCGTCAGCGTCAGCGTGGCCGTCACCTGAGCGTACTGCGCGCCGATGTTTACCGCCAGACCGTTGTCATCCGTCTCCGTGGCGGGGCGGGCGCTCAGTCTCGCGCTGACGGCTATCGTACCGCTCACACGCACGGTTCCCGCCGCGAACGGGATGTCCTCCGAGGTGTAGGTCCGGGTGCCCTGAAGCTTGTTCGCGCTCGTCCACCGCCCCCCGGCAAGCGGCCCGATGTCTATGGAGTCGAAGGCCCCGAAGTCACCGAGACTCGCCGGGCCCGAGGGATAGCGCGTCCCGTCCAGCACCGTGCACTGACGTCCCTCGGAGTCATACACCGCCACCGACTTCTCCGCCGGGTCTATCACCACCCGCTCGCCGCCCTTGGCGCCCGCCTCGACCCTCCGCGCCGTGATGCTGTCCGCGTCTATAAGAGTCGCCGTTATCTGCCCGTTCTCGTCCACGAGCATCGTCCGCGCCCCCGAGTTGTTCACCACCTCGAAGTTGTCGGCGGTAATCCTCACCCGGCGCTCGCGGATGTCTATCCCCGTCGGCAGAAGCGCGTCGCCCAATGCGTCCTCCTCGCGGTAGGCCTGCGGCATAACGGCCCCGCGTACCACCGCGATGTATTTCAGGTTGCAGTCCCCCGAGTAGTGCCATTGCCCGTCGATGTATTTTCCTGTCTGTATGATGAGCTTCTTCCCCGGAACCCCCGAGGCGGAGGCCGTGAAGGTGCCCACCACCTCCTCGTTGTCGATTCCCCCTATAACGGGCTTCTCCGTACTCAGCACTCCGCCCATCGACCATGAGCCCGCGTACACCGTCACTACTCCCCCCGGATAGAAGCGCCCGCGCAACCGCACCGTCACCGTCGCCCCCGCCTCGATTTCCTCGGTCAGCGCGAAGTAAGTGCCCGCCGCGAAATACCCGCTGGCCGCCGAACTCACCGCGTCGACAAAGGGCGTCGCGCAGAGGTTCGGCACAGCCTGCCGCGTCGTCGACACCTGAGCCGTGATGCGGTCGCTCCGCACCTCCAGTTCGCCCACGCTCTGCTTGAGTCCCGCGGCATCCGCCTCCACGCTTACAACACGCTCCGTTATCGCCTCGGCGGTCTGCTCCAGCGTCGAAGTGCGGTACGACACCGACCCGATGTTGTTCTCCAGCCCGTCGAGGATGTCCGTCAGAGCATCATAGTACTCCCCGTCGACATACTGCCGGAGTGAGTCGACATTGCCCTGCACGGTATTGAGACCGCTCGAAAGAAGGTCCGAGACCCCTTGCACCTGATTGTTGGTGTAGGTCTTCACCTCCGTCACCGACGAGTTTATTCTTTCGGCAAGTACATTGAACTGCGTGTTCGTGTACCCCTCGGCCATACCCGTCGCCCAGTCCTTCACGTCCATGTAGCTGTCGCCCACTCTGACCTTGAACTCCCCGCGGATGAAGTTCCCCGAGGGCGAAAGCCGCGCCGTCAGCTTCTCCGCGGGGAAGGAATAGTCGTCGAGCTTTTCGTAGCACACAAGGCATGGTGCAAGCCCCGACCCCGCGTCATAGGCCGAGAGCATAACCACATTCCCGCGCGTCGGATCAGTCTTGCTTCCGACAGTGTGTACCTCGTCACCCTCACGCGGGGCCGAGTTTTCCACACTCGTGTCGCAGTCCGTGGGCGAAACATCAATCCAGTGCTCCGTCCGCTCCTCGCCCGAAACCGACGTGCCCCGCACAAGCTCGACGAGCTCCAGCGTGCTCCCACTGTCGGCCTCGTACACTCCCTGCGCCACACGGCGCGCGCTCCTGATCATCATCCTCGCCTCCGAGGCGTCCGCGGGCCACGCGAATGTCACCTCCGCGACCTCGTCGTCTATGCCGCCCTCCACAGGAACAGTCAATCCCGCGTTCCAGTTGCCTCCGGGAAATACGCTCGTCAAGGCCCACAAGTCACCCTCCCGCGCCTTGGCGAACCGCCCGCGGATGCGCAAGGTCACGACCTCGCCCGCCGCCGGAACCTCATCGAGGGGCGTGTACGACCCGTCGGCGTGCTTGAAATACCCGTCAGCCGTAACCGACACACCCGCAGGCCTCGGCTCCGCGCAAAGATTCTCCAGGCGCGTCCCCGTCTTCTCGTCGTAGACGTAGTGACTCGTCCCCGTTGCCACGCACAGCCGCCACCAATAGCGGTTCCCCGTCATCCCGTCCTCCTGACGCTCAAGCGCGAAGGTCTTGCACCGCACCAGGTCGCCCCACTCAAACTCATTGTACACCACGCGCCCCTGGGCGTCCGACCCCTCGAAGTAACACCGCCACGCCGCGGGATGGGATGAGTTCGCTTCCAGATACTCCACGCGCGTCAGCACCGCCCCCGCGGGCGACAGAATCACCGCTCCGCCCACGTGACGCTCCTTCTGAATCTCCACCTCCCGCGCCGTCAGCTTCCGCCGCACGTGGAACACATCGCCCTCCACGTGGCTCGTCCCCTCGCCGTCAACCCACATTGAAGCGCCTGTGCTCCCCGGAAAGAAGTTGCCCACGCTGACAGAAGAGCCTGCGAGAACTGAGTAATCTGCGATGACAGAAGAGCCGGCGCGTATTCCTTCGCGAGCTTTGAGGTTTTTAACCTCTGCTCTGCCTTGGCCGTCAATGGTACTTCCTCGCTCTCCTGCTATGTAATTACCGGTATCTATACCTTCATCGAAAATAATCTTCTTTTTGGCGCGGTCGGAGCTGTTCTTGCTGATAAACTCCCTTTGACTGCGCCGGGCCGAAAAGAGGTTGTTGTCGGTCGGCAAGGTCTTGTCCCATGTACGTATGATGTCCGGAAGACCCGTTGATTCTCCGATTGACCTGGCATAACTCTTAGCATCGCTCACAGAATCGGAAATACGCTGCATCGATGTCCTGCTCAGAGCATCGCCAATCTCAATTTCCATCTGCGAGGGGTGGTTAACCTTACGAGTTATGCGGGTAATGCGGCTGTCCCTGTATCCTGATTCAGGGAAATATTCCTCGCTCTCGAGGCGCACTCTGCGTCCTATCGAGAGCTCGACTCCATTGTCCTCTATCCATACGTGGTCCGTAGATGCCTTGTAAACAGTCAGGTCGAAGTTATGGTCTGCGTTATATTTGTTTACCGCAGTGAGGAATTCTTCTTCGGCAAGGGCATAATACTCGTCCGGCATTCTGAGATGCCATAGTATATATTTGTCGCCGGCTTTCGGCACGAGCGTACCACCAGGCAGCTGCGTGTCATCGTCATAGGGCCATATGCTGATTATCTCGAACTCCCGGGTGTTGCTGTCGTAGTTTACCTCGAAAAAATATGTGCCGTCTTCTTCGTCGCCGAGTCCGGCAAGCTCGCTTCCTTCCTGGAATGACACACGCTTGACCAGACCGCCGATTTCATAGTCGTTGGGGTTGAAAGGCAGACTTTCATCGCGAAAATAATAAATGGTGAAAGGTTTACCGTCTTCGCCTGTCTTGACTTCGCTCCGGACGCTGCTTACCACACCGATGCGACGCGGATATATGTCCGTGAATGCATCTGCCTCGTAATGATCCACGCGGCCATATTTGTCGGCATTCATCTCGACATATTTCCGACCGCCGGGCAACTGGAGACGGGTGTATCCGTATTTATCGCGGTCTATGTTGCGACTGCTGCCCACGGGGTACAGACGTGTATAAAAATCCACATTGTCGGCAGTTGTCGGCTCTATGCCGGTGAGTCCTTTGTCATAACCTATGACTATCGGCTCGCCATGCTCGCATTTACAGATGTTGACTGTCTGGCCTTCCACCCACCATTCGGTGCCGACTTTCTCGGCAATTTCTTTGAGGGCCTGGTCGCAGTGCTTGCCGAAGTAGTCGATAACGATATTCTCGGTCCCGTCGACCTGTCCGACCTTCCAGTCGCTTATATTGTCCATGCCGCGGTTCATACAGTGAACTATCATCGCCACATGCTCACGTGGGGGAGCGGTCAGGGTGAACACCGGCTCTTCCTCGTTGTCAACGGTCTTGATTACGAGCAAACGCTTGATCATGCTCTCCACACCGTATAGCTTGATGTCGTAGCTCCACTCTTTCGTGGATTTCTGCTTCGGACGGTATTTCTCGGTGAGCCAGTAGCGCTCACCCTCGAAGTCGGTGTAGTCATCGACATCAAGGTCTATATGCTCGTAATGGGTGAACGAGAGAGCCAGGACATTGTCGCCCTGTACCTCTGTCGCCTGGGTGGAGCTGTCGTTAGGGGACAGTTCCACTTTCGGGTTCCCGACTTTGTCGTATATCGTTATAAGCATATTTGAACGGCGTTTTAATTCAGTTAGAATGACGGTACAGGCTCGCGGAATTTCACCTTGAAGCGGCTTGCCTGGACTCCTTCGTTATGGAGATATGTGAGCGGCTTGTAGCCCGGACAATCGACATAGAACATGCGCATGGTCAGACCGAGTTCCGGCAACCGCACCGAAAGCCATCCGTTTTCCCCGGTCTTGAGGAATGTTATGAACGAGCGATATCTTATCAGCCACTCTTTCCTGGTTCCGGCAAATATGGCGAAGTGCAGTGTGACATCCCTCTCTTCGTTTTTGACATCGAGTTTCCCGGAATATTTTGTGCCGTCATGTTCCCGGATGTTTACCCCGACATGGCTTTTCACTTTTGACGGCGCCATTATGGATGTGAGATTATCCCGGCCGCCCTTCTTCTCTTCAGTCAGAAAGGCTCCGAATTCGGTCCATATATCCTTGCCGTTTATTATGACAAGACCTTTTAATGCGGTTGTGTCCATTTTTATTTGGTTCTGATGCCGTCTCTGGCGATTTTTACAAGCAGATCCTTTATCTCTTCAGCCGAAGCCGCATTAGATTTCGTGTTCTCTGCAATCTGGGCAAGGTATCCCTCGGCAGCACTCATGCGCTCGGCCACGTTTTCTACAATGGCGTCGATATTGGCTAAATGGCCCTGTGCCGAGACAAACAGTCCTTCGAGTTTGGTGCCCTGATCCTGGCTCATGGCGTTATAACTGCCGGCTTTCCCGGACTGCGATGAACCTTTGTCGTCACTGCCGTAACCGGTGGCTGCTGCGAGTTGGTCGCGGAGCCTCATGGCTTCCTCGACATATCTCATGTATTCCTCTGACAAGGCATTGCGTTCGGCTTCGGTAAGGTCATTGTCTTCCATCGCCTTTCCGAACTTCTTCCACCATTCCTCCAGTTTGTCGGCATACATTTCGCCGATTTTGTTGGAAAGCATGGCACGCATGAAGTATTCGCTGATATTGTCAGCAACATCCTCCGCGCTTGCCTCCATATCCATAAGCTGATCGATGAAGCTGTCATACATCGAGTCGAAGGACATTCCGGTTAATCCTTCGTATAGTTCGTTCGTCAGTTCCTCGAGCTTGCCGGCCTGAGCGATATAGTCATCAAGTTTTTCGGTCAGTCTGCCACCGTATCCCCCTTCGCCGGTGTCCTGAAGCTGCTTCCACATATCGACATTGGCACGGAGCATCTTCATTTCCTCCGGCGATAAGCTCCAGATATTGCCATCCCACGAGCGACCGATCTGACCGCTTAGGCGCGCAATCTGCTCCTGAGAGAATCCGCCCCAATAGTAATTCCAACTGTGGTGGGCACTGTGGTAGCCGGCCTGGGCCTGAGCAATGCTGAGGTAATTGGCATTTGTCTCGCGCTGATAGTTGTATGCGTCCCGGTATGCAGCGACACTTTTTGTTCCTTTGCTTGCCTTGATTTCGTCGGTCAAGTCCTCGATGGCGGTCTGAAGCAATTCGTTTCGCTCTGTCAGTTTGTCAATGGTCTCCTGAACCTCCTTGGCATTGCTTGAGCTGAACCATGAGGTAAAACCTCCGAATGTAATGGCATCAAATATGCCGGCGATACCATCGATGAGTGACTGGCCTATCTGAACGAACATTTTACCGCTCAACAAATTCTTGAGAATGCCGGATATGGCATTGAGCACGGTATCGATCAGACTTGACACCAAGGCTCCTATGCCATCCTTGAGAATATCCAGTAATGAGAGGACTGCGGATATTATCTGACCGATCAGTCCGCTGTTGCCAAGAGCCTCAGAAACACTTTTTCCGATAGCGGAATTTCCGAGCAGTTTTGACATCCCTTTTGCAAGAGCTCCGCCAACGGCGTTTGTGATGCCGCTGTTGTTAAAGAGCTTGTCAAGGCTCATCAGACTTTCACCCACGCCCTGCAGACTGCCGGATTTAAGTCCGGCAAGACTGGAGACAAGCGTATTGAACATATTATTGACGCGCGTGGTAGATGCCTGAAGGCTATTGGAGGCATCCTGCACATCCGCGCCGAAGGAGCGTACCCGGTCAGATGCTTCGTTCATATTTGTGGTGGCGGTCGCCACTTCGGTTTTAGCAGCAGTAATGGCACCGGCATTGCCACTTTGCTCTGCCTGGGCGAGTTTTATCTTAGCTGCGGTCAAAGCTTCCGTCGCAAGCCTTTCCTTATTCTGGGCGTCCATGTAATTACGCATGGCTGTCTGATATGCGGAGAGATCGTTCCCGAGAGTGACGAATATTCCGCTGTCCCATGACGTGTTTGCCTCTTCGAGCTTGGCGATAAGCTCGTAGAGAGTCTGCTGGTCCTGAAGGTCCGAATTCCGGAATTCCTCAGTCCCGGAGATGGCCCGGAGTTTGGCAATGGTAGGCTCAAGCTGATCACGGAACATGGTGCCGAATCCGCTGAACACGCTTCCCCAGTCCACCGACTGTTTGATTGCATCTATTTCGATGTTCTGAAGGGCAGCAGTTTTCTCCTTCTCCAGTGATTTCTTTACCCATTCATCAGAGACGTCGGCTATTTTACGGTCGTATTCTTCCGACATCGCGAGTTTTTTCTGTTGGAATGTACCGTACTCCTTCAGATATTCCTCCATGTGCTGCAGTTCCAGCTTATAGACTTCCTGCATGGCTTTGTCCCGGTTTTCAAGAGCAATGCGCTCCGCTCTGTCTATCTCGGTTTGCTGGGTTTCAGTCAATCCGTCGGCATTAAGACCTGCTGCGCCGGATTCTTTATTCAGTGTTTGGAAGGATGCCTTCTGAGCTTCTATCTCGGCAAGTTCTTTTTTATAGTCCAGGGCAATCTGCCGGCGACGACGCTCTGCGCCGTCAGCTATCTGGGTTATCTCGTCCTGCTCGTTCTGCCAACGGAGTTTCTGCAATTCCTCTGCTTCCTTTCGTGCAACCTCAAGTCTGTCCTCTTTAGTTGTATTTGGAGTGGTGGTGGTCGTTGTGGTTTTGCCGGTCATCTGGGGTATTTTAAGAGCATCAAGCGCTTCTTCTGTCGCACCGATCTCTTTCTGTAAATCATTGACCCGGCGGTCCGCCTCAGCCGTGGCTGCCTGAATCTCCCGGTCACGTGCCTCAAGAGCCAACCGGTTGCTGGCGGCATTGTAAGCACCGGCATCACTGACTTTGTAAGTATATGTTGTCCAGCTGTGGCTTGCCAATCCACCGCCAAGTGCGGCAGTGTGATGGTGTGGGACTGTCCTTACCCCGGCCATGCCTCTTGCCTGGGCATCGGCATAGCTTACTTCATCCCCTTGGGATTTCACCGTATATTTAGCATTGCGTCGCGCAAGATCCTGCCTTGCTAACATAGTGGAATATGCCTGAGTGACAGCCTTGTCAAGTGCGGCGGCTTTCGCACGGAGAATAAAAGACTGCACCACATTGCTTGTGGTATTGTTAAGGACTTCCTCGGCATCATTAACGCTATTGACCGACAGTCCCAGTTCCTGAAATGCCTTTTTATTTTCATCAACGAACTTCCGGCGTTTGGCCATGTCATCTCCAAGTGCCTTCCACGCACGTTGCAACTTGTTATATGCCGCAATCTGAGAACCGGCGCTTTCGCCTATGGACCGGGCTATACCTTCATTTATCTCCTTGGTGCGTTCAAGTTGTGCCTGGCGTTCCTCCTCTGCCTTCTTAGCAGCCTCATTTCCTTTCGCAAGGGCATACAGTGCACCTACCACAGTCACTACAGATAGTGCAAGGATTACATACGGGTTTGCCTTGGCCACGGCATTGAATGCGGCCTGAGCTATCGTAGCGGCCTTGGTGGCAATCACGCCACGACCGACCGCCCATGTGCGGATTGTTTCGGCGGTGGCTGCAGCCTTGGTCTGTATGACATTGACGCCCTGCATGAGGGCCGACTGCTTCTGAAGGTTTACCTGCATTGAGGTCAGTGCGTTGCTCGCCACGAGAGCAGTCTGAAGCTGAGTCTGCACCTCCATCAGATCGGCCTCGCTTAATCCGAGTGCCTGAGCACCGGCCGTCGCAAGCCCGAATCCATCAACGACAAGCTGTAGGCCTCCCGCCAACTGGTCAAATCCTCTTGAGTCCGATGCGGCATTATTAATTGCCTGGGAGGTGTCGGCGATAGCATCGTTGAGCTCACCAGCCTTCTCCGTGAGTTCATCTATGTGCCGGGCAAGTTCTTTGCCCTGGGCAGTCTGTTTTTCCTGATCTGTCAAGGACCGATAAGCCAGCAACAGTGTGGCGATCTCTTCCCGGACACTCCGGAGCTGCTGACGAAGCGATGCTCCAGCATTATCAGCCTCAAGTTTTAATTCTCGCTGTTGTTTGAGTAGTTCTTCAAGTCCGGATTTCTCTCCTTCAAGCTCTTTTTTAAGGGCAGATAAACGCGACGAAGCCTCGGATTTCGCCTTCCCCGGCGCCATCTTATTGACCGTCTTTTCAAGATTCCGATACTGTTTCTCAAGGTCGCGCACGATGCCGCGCTGCACGGTCAATGCTCCTGCGACATCCTTAAGCTGACGCTTGGTGTCGTTGGTAAAGCGACTGACGGTCTGACCGGCCTTTTTGAGACCGGGAGTCAGGCCGTCCTGAAGGAATATTTCAAGCTCTACGGGCTTCATGTGTCACTGTTTTAAATTGCTTCTGAAGAATCCTTCAACTTCCCGGGCATCATCCTCTGCGGTAGCGCCGGCTGTCTTGTTTGACTGTGATGCCTTGTGCCCGCTCTTGTATCGTGGGGCATCACTCAGCATCATGATCAGGGTCTGATAATTTACTTTGTTCAGGATATAGTCCACACTCCAGCCTGTGGCATCGGCCACCTGCCATATAAATCCGAAGGGGCTATGGGAGGGTTCGTAACCGCTCTTTAACTCCCCTTCGCTGCCCGGCTCAGTCTCAGCTTCATCGGATTCGTCCGTTCGGCTAATCTGATAATAGGAATAAAAGGGTCGGTACCCATCAGGCTTACGAATTTCTGCGCCGCAGCCAAAATGATATGCTGCTCCACACAGTTCCGAATAAACCATGACACCGGCCTAACAAACAGGCGGCGTACCGGTCCCACGCAAATAGTATAGGCTATCATCCGGCAGAGCGCTGGCCCGTGCTTCGCCATGAACCGCATCTGTTCCTCTTTGGTAAATGCTGCCATCTGCTCTGCTGTGACCTCCATTGAAAGATATGTCCGGGCAAACTGGATCTGCCCGGACATATATGGTCTTTTGAGTGTCACACGCAGTTTCACGGGGCGTTTCCTGAAAGGCAACCTGAATTCCTTAAGCGGAATCGATATGCCTATATTCAGCAGTGCGTCGGCAGCTTCGCGCTGTATGGCCCGCTCAAGCGTGATGTCCATACTTTATCATGCGGTTTCGGTATCTTCGGGAAGCAGCCATTTGCCGGTTTCCGACCATTCGGTGGGAAGCGAATCGCTTGCGAACACGCCGTAAGGGGGAACATTGGCGGCAGACGGCATGGCGACCTTCAGCTCGACCTCGATCTTGGCAGTCTCGGTAAGCGTGAGCTTGCCGGCGAGGTCCGAGAGCAGGGTGGCGTTGGGAATGAGGATGGACTGGCCGGACACGAGCTGCAGTTCCCATGGTCCTTCCATGACCATCGCGGCTCTCGGGGCAGTCCAGCCGACAACCTTATCGCCGGACTTATGGAGTTTGCCGCCCAAAAGCTGCTCCAGGCTCTCGAAGTTCAACTGGATCATGTCGAACTTGGGCGCGATTTTTCCGTTGGTCTGGGCTATGACCAGGACGGGAGCACCGGGGACCTGCTCGGCCTCTATGTCGGTGGACTCGGGTTTGGTTCCGCCCATGTCGAAGGAGCCCTTGGCTATGTAGCCTACTTCCTTTCCTTTATATTTGACGGCTCCGATGCCGTACATGAAGTCTTTATTCATTTTTGCGTCGTTTTGAGATTTTGATGAAATAAGTTAGAGATATCCCGGCAACAAAGCCCAGGGCAAGTCCTTTGACAAATATCTCCAAGGAGGATTCCCGGGTCTTTGCCTCTTCCTGAACAGTCGCGTGGTAACTTTCCAGTGCATCGCGTGCGTTATGGTAAAGCGCCTCGTAATATTCCACCTGCCGGGCGAGACTGTCGCATGTGCCGGTCACATATATGGTGTCACCTCGTATTGACACTTCGGCATGTGCCTGTCCGCTCTTGCGGTGATAGGTCGCGCCTTGCGGAAGTTTAAGGAGGCTGTCCACGGATATCTTCATCTCCACACGACTCTCCGGCACCGCTTCCGTCTGGACTATCCGTGTAAATGTCTGAATTGTGTCGTGGACCGTCACTGTCTGCTGATTCTGCGTTTGCTCGGTCTGCGTCTTTTTGGTGGTCGCGCAGCCTGGCAAGCACAGGACAGCCGTCAGAATGAGGACAACCGGAAGCAGCCTCGACAGCCTTGCGAAGCCGGGCCATTTCTCTCTTGGTAGAGGCCATCTCCCTTTTGGTGGCCTGAAGATCTTCTCTGGTAGCATGAAGTTCGTCTTTTAACGGTTTTACGATATTCTCCACCAGAATCCGGGTCGCGTTCTCGGTATTGGTGATGTGCACTGTCTCTGCGTCGGCCTTTGCCTTTTCGGCATCGGCGTTGGCCTTGCGCACGGTCGCCCTCATGGTGGCGACAGCCACTATGAGAGCCACGAGGCCGCCGCCGAGAAGTATGTTGAGGATTTCGCTGAAGGACATCGCTGTGGTTGGTTTGATTGGTTGTTACTGGGTTATGCCTATTGACTTGAGCCACTTCTGGACATCGAAACTCGGACAGGCCTTGGCGGCCACTTCGTTGTGACCGATTATGCGGACTGAGGGGAACCGCTTGTGGAAATCCTTGACATAGGCTTCCATAGCCTTAAGCTGCGCCGGGGTACGGGTGTCCTTGGGGTTCATGGATCTGTCGCAGCCTCCGGCATAGACGACATGACGGCTCACGGAGTTGTATCCTTTGGCACCGTTGGTGATTTCCCACGGGTCCACGTTGGCATCCTCGTTGTTGTCAACAAGACGCTCCACTGTGCCGTCGAGGTGGATCAAATCGGTGTAGCCGACCTGCTTCCATCCCCGGCCACCCTTTGACACCGGGGAGAGGTGCATGCGCCGGATGTCGGCGGCTGTCACCTCACGCCCCTCGGGTGTCGCGGTGCAGTGGAGTACAAGATACAAGAGCTTTGCCATGATTACTGTCCGGTTTCAGTGGTACCGCCGCCCTGGGTGGTGCCACCTGTTGATGAACCTGTAGATGCCTTGAACTTGGGCGTGGCGCGGAAGTCGGCGACGATGAATTCCTCGCCGAAGGCGATGTTGGTGTCGGCCTTCATGAGCAGCTTGAAGAAGTAGAGCTCGCTGGCGTTGGAAACCTTGTCTATCTGAATCACGCTCTCGTCGTTCTGGAGGTTGACGGCGGCGAAGAAGTTGCCGTCGGCATCCGGCGAGCAGAGAGTGGCGACGATAACGCCGTCGGGCCACGCTGCCACGGTCTCGATGGTGATGCCCTTGTAACGCTTGCGGTTGACCTCGGTCTCGCTGGCGTTCTTGGACTCACGCTCTGTCAGCTCGTCATCGTACTTGTCGAAGTCGTCGACGCTCATGATGATACGCAGGTCGGGGTTCGGGCGCATTGCCTTGGGGATGGCGGCGCGGACGGCCTTCAGCTTCTTGGTCATGGTGTCTGCCTTGGAAACATCCACCAGGACATAGTCCTTGGCCTTGGCGGCCTGGGTGAGGATGCCGTCCATGAGCTTGGTGTCGTCGGTGCCGTCGACATATTCGCCGTTGACATAGTGGTCGCCGAGCTCAAACTGGACCTGCTTGCTCAGTGCGTCCAGAAGTGCGTTCTGCGCCTCCGGGGGAAGCTGGGCGAAAACGAGGTTGCCCTTGGGCTGCCACTTGCGCCAGATCTGCTCAAAGGCACGGGGATTGAAGACGGTGAAAGCCATGAAGTCATGGGGCTCCAGTGTCTGCTCGGACCAGTTGAAATCACCTTTGCTGTCGGTGACCTGCGGGTCCTCCTTGCGCTTCTGGAGCATCTTGCCGGTCTTCAGGCGGGGGATGCTTGTCTTTTTCTCCACGCCGGGGATAACGTGGATAAGGCCTTTCTCCACAAGCTCGTTGCCTGTGGCGGCCACGGTAAGGATTCTTTCGAGTACCTCGCCGTTGTAACTGGTGTTGTCTACTCTGATTGCCATGTCGGTATGGTTTTTGATTTGTTATTTTTTGAGTTTGGCGCGGATTTCCTCCATGCGGAGTTCCCACGGGCTCTTCTTGGGGAGGTCATCCCCGGCGGGTTCGGCCTCCAGGGTGGAACTGAGCTTGACGGCCGGTGAGATGGCGTCGAGTGTGGCGTTGAGGTCTTCGATGCCGAGCTTCTTACCCATGTCGATGAAGTGCTGCTTCTTGTCAGCCGGGATCTTCTTGGCGGCGACGGCCGCATCGACGGCTGTGGTAATCTGCGCGAGCTTGAGCTGTTCGTTCTCTGCGCGCATCTTGTCGGATTCCTCCTTGGAACCCTTCAGTTCGGCGAGCCTGGCATTGACTGCCGCCTCGTCTGCCGTTTCCGGCAAGCCCAGTTGCAGGGCAAGTGTCTTGATGTCCATTTGGGGATTGTTGTTTGGTTTATGATTCAGCCGGGGAAGCGGGCATTCGCCGCCGTCGCCGAGCGTTATTAACTGTCCGTCTTTATACAGCCTGATGGCGTCGTTGTTGGCGCCTATGTCCACGAGCGACACTTCATGCAGCTGCGATTTGGTTACCGTGGGGAAGCGTTGTCCGGCGACTATATATTCGGGAGCGTCGCTGGTTTCAATGACATTGAAACCTATGCTTACCATTCTAAGGGACCCGAATTCCCATTGCTTCTTGCACTGACGCGACAGTTCGGTTGCCTCGTCAAATGCGAGTTCACCGGTTATCTCGCCGTTCTCTCTCTTGAGGTCCTTGATCACACCGATGACCTGACCGCGGTTGTGCATATACAGCAGTATCGGATTCCGCTCGTACTGCTCCATGTCCACGCCCTCGGTCAGCACCCGGTAGCCATAGCTGTTGAGCGTGTCGTTTGTAAGTCTTACTCTGTTGCCCATTGTGATGTGCGATAATGATTTCACTGCAAAATTCAGCCTTAATCACCTTACATCCAAAAAAGTGTGCAACCATTGCACACTTGTATGCAACCATTGCACACTTTTTTTGCGGACACTGCATTTTACACCACCTTTGCGCCAAATTCAATCGCATACTATCACATTCAGATATGGCTACAAAGCAGGAAAACGAAAAAAAGAAGTCCCTCGCCAGAGCCTTGTTTCTCTCCGGCATGGAGATGACCGAGATTGCCGACAAGGTGGATGTTTCCCGTGTCACCATCTCCAAATGGTGCGCCGCTGAAGGATGGAAGGAAGCCCGTGCAGCAAAAAGCATCACCCGTCCGGAACTTGTCAACAAGCTGCTCATGACCATTGACAATCTCATAGAGCAGGTAAATGCTTCCAAGGATATTGCGGTGACTGCCGGCCTTGCCGACAGGTTGTCGAAACTGTCATCCGTCATAGAGAAGCTCGACAAGAAGGCCAATGTCATTGACGCGATGGAGGTTTTCACGGCTTTCTCGAAATGGCTTGAGTTCAGGGCGGCAACCAATCCGGAAGTCACGCCGGAACTTATCAAGGCCTTCAACAAGTACCAGGACATGTATATCATCGAGTGCATGGGCTCCCATCAGCTGAAATGATATGGCAACCGCAAATGAAATAAAGAAAGCCTACGAGGAATGGCGGGACCATTGTAAGCGCGTCAATTCGCTGACTCCGGTTACAATGTCGGTCGCCAAGGAGTCAGCTGTCGAGCGCGATAAACGCATTCGCCGCCTGCTTTCAAATTATGCCGCTTTCTGCGAATATTATTTCCCACACTATCTGACCTTACGCGACAAAACGACGGGCGAACCGGTTAAGGTCATTCACAACGCTCCATTCCATAATGCCGCCGCATTGAAGGTGCGTAATACTCCTAATCTTAAAGCGGTCTTCAAGTGGCCTCGCGGCCATGCCAAGTCCACCCATTTTGACATCTTTCTTCCCCTGTGGCTGATGTTCCAGCCCAAAAGACTAATCAGCTTTATGGTCGTCGTGGGCAAAAGTCAGGACAGCGCAAACCGCCTTCTGGCTGACATACAGGCCGAGCTTGAGTTCAACCAACGTATCATATCCGACTTCGGGGAACAGAAGAACCTCGGCGAATGGACCGAGGGCGAGTTCAAGACTCAAGGCGGTTCCAAGTTCCTCGCCGTGGGTCGCGGCCAGTCGCCACGCGGTCTACGCGACCGTGAGTCCCGCCCTGACTATATCGTAATCGATGACCTTGACGACGATGAGCTTTGTCGCAATGAAAAGCGCGTGAAGGATTTGACTGACTGGGTCAAGGAGGCTCTTTTCGGCGCCCTGGATGTCGGTCGCGGCCGCTTTATAATGGTAGGCAACCTTATATCCAAATGCTCCGTTCTGGCCAATATGTGCGCCACACGAGGCGTGTATGTATCGGAAATCAAGGCAGTGGATAAGAACGGCAATCCTGTCTGGAAAGAGAAGTGGACCCGAGAGGAGGCCCGGGAATACGCCGATTTTGTCGGCTATCGTGCCTGGAACAAGGAGATGATGCACAATCCCATCAACGACGGCTCTATCTTCCGCCATGAGTGGATACGCTACAAGCGTCTCCCCAAATTAGAGAAGTACGAGATGCTCGTGTGCTATACCGACCCCTCTTTCAAATCAACCACAGCCAACGACTACAAGGCATGCCGCCTGTGGGGCAAAATCGGAACCGAGTTGCATCTTATAGACTGCTATGTTCGCCAGGACACAGTGTCCGGCATGGTACGGTGGCTTTATGACCTCTACGAGCGCACACGCGACCGTGTGTCCATTTCATTCTTCATGGAGGCGAATTTTATGCAGGATATAATCCTGGACGAATTTGCCGCCGAAGGAAACATCAGGGGCTATCAGCTTCCGATTCTTCCGGACAAACGCAGCAAGCCGGAGAAGATTCAGCGCATAGAGGCCATCTCGCCTCTTTGGGAGCGTGGCTTCGTATTCTACAACGAGGCGCTCAAGGATTCTCCGGACATGCAGGTCGGCATTGAACAGACTCTTGCCCTCGAGCGCGGTTCACGTGTTCATGACGATGCCCCCGATGCCGACGAGGGGGCTATATGGTTTCTGCAACGCTATACAAGACAGGAGATTTTCAAACCGGTGGCGATTCCGCGTCGCTCCCCTAAAAATATATGGTAATTATGTTTATCGACAATGAGGATTATAGAGTTGTCATCGGCGAGGCTGCCCTGAAAGTGATATCGCAGTCTTCGCCGGAGAATATTGCCAATGCCGAGGCTGAGGCTATGGAAGAGATTGCCGGCTATCTGCGCCCGGTATATGATACAGATGCCGTATTCTCCGCTTCCGGCGAAGACCGGAACTGGCTAATCGTCATGTACACAGCCGACATCGTTCTCTATCATCTGACGGCATCACAGCCTCAGAAGATGGGCAGCGAGATTCGTAAGGAACGTTACGACCGGGCTATTAAATGGCTTGAGGGTGTCCAGGCAGGCAAGATTATCCCGGATTTGCCTCTCAAGGCATCGGAAGACGGCACCTCAGGCTTTGGTACATCATTCCACTCTTCTCCTAAACTTAGACACGACTGGTAAAAAATATGAGCAGAAAATCCAGACAACGCAGGGCTGATCAGGAAAGCCCTGCCAAGGCATCCAAACAGTCCTCCATAATCATGGAACTGCACCGCTATGCAGAATTTTTTACAAAGAACGACATCGAGGACTGGCGCCGCGCATGGCAGAGCGCCATTGACCCGCGCCGTCCGAACCGGCAGAAACTCTACGACATCTACCGCGACGCTATGACAGATTCGCACCTCTCCGGATGTATTCAGCAGAGGGTCGGTTTTGTGATGTCTCGCTCTTTCAAACTCGTAAACGAATCCGGCGACGCCGACGATGATGCCCTTCATCTTTTCGACCAGTCCTGGTTCAAAGACCTCTGCCGCGTGTGCCTTGAGTCTATATGGTATGGTCATTCCTTGATTGAACTCGGCGATGTCAACACCGACGGTGACGGACATCAGGCATTCTCCGGCGTGACGCTTATCCCCCGCAAGCACGTAATTCCTGAGAAGGGCCGTGTTGTTGTCCGTGTCGGCATGAACTGGGAAACAGGAATAGAATACCGGGAGCGTCCTTGGAAAGACTGGCTTATTGAAGCCGGGCGTCCCGATGACCTCGGGCTGTTGCTCAAGGCTGCTCTCCACACCATCCCTAAGAGGCACGCGATGTCATTCTGGGATTGCTTCGCCGAGGTGTTCGGTATGCCCTGGCGCATCGCCAGAACTACCACCCGCGACCCCAAGGAGTTCCAGCGTCTGCAGGAAATGATATACGGGGCCGGAGCCAATCAGGGCGTCGTTACAGGCATGGAGACGGAGATACAGTTTGTGGAGTCCGGCAAAGGGGATGCCTTCAATGTATATGACAAACGTATCGACCGGGCCAACTCCGAACTGTCCAAGCTCGTAATCGGACAGACTATGACCATCGAGGACGGCTCCTCCCTCTCTCAGTCTCAGACCCATCTCCAGGTTTTCATGAACCTCGTGGAATCCGACCGGGATATGTTGCGCGACATCATCAACAACCAGCTCCTCCCGCTCATGATTCTCCATGGCTTTCCGGTAAAAGGTCTGCGCTTCGAATGGGCCGATGCCATGGACTATACGCCGGAACAGCAGGTGGCCTACGAAACCATGATTGCAGACCGATACAAGGTCGACCCGTCATATTTCGCAGACAAATATGGTATGCCTGTGGGAGAGCGTCAATGCCAGTCACGTTGGCGGGATTATTATAAAGACGGCGCCAGCAATGAGGACGATGGCCAAAATGACCGGAAAAAGAGGGAAAAAAATCTTGAGCGTTTCTTTGATACCCTTGACCGCCTAATGGAGAACCATAGCGCAGACGAAGTTGCGCGAATCCTTCACGGTCCACGCCCCGATTTTTTCGATTAGGCCCCTCTGACTACGAGGGGCTGCACCGTCGCTATGCCCGATTGCTTGAGGGGATGCCGGAACTTGATACGCTGGCAGCGCCGTCCGATGCCATACGCAAGCGTCTCTCCTCCCTGTTCACCGGCATGATGAAGTCTCTTTTCAAGGAGAAGGGTGCCGAGTTCCGGGTGGAATTGGTGGCCGACCCGGCAGTGCAGGAATTCGTCAGTACACATGCCTCGGTAATGGACTCCGCTTTCGAGAAGGTGAGCATGACAGAGGGGATGCGCAGGCGCCTTTCCCGTTCCAATTACATCTTCTCCGGCATGAAGGCTTTCCATGAGTTGCATGAAGCCTTCCCATCATTACTTGATGAGAACGGCAATAGAAAGCCCTTTGAACGGTTTTTGAACGATGTTCAAAGCATTGACGCCACATATAACGCGAATTACCTCCGGGCCGAGTATAACTTCGTCAGCGCCTCGGCCGAGATGGCCGCGAAGTGGGAACAGTTCATGCGCGACGGCGACCGCTACAATCTCCAGTACCGTACTCAGCACGACGACAAGGTACGTCCCGAACATGCCGCGCTTGACCGCGTGACGCTGCCGCCGTCCGATTCGTTCTGGGAGGAGTTCTATCCTCCTAACGGTTGGAACTGCCGATGCACCGTGGTCCAGGTGCGCAAGTCCAAATATCCCGTCACTCCCCATGACGAGGCGATGCGCCTTGGCGACGAGGCTCTTCAGCGCGACAAAAAGGGTATCTTCCGCTTCAATGCAGGCAAGGAAGGAAAGTCCGTCCCGGACTACAATCCTTACACAATCCGCAAATGCTCCTCCTGTCCCATCGCAAAAGGTGGCAAATCCGGAAAACTCGCCGCTTTCACGCCCGATAACGAGGAATGTAAAGCCTGTCTTCTCGTTCACAAGTGCGAGCAGCTTAGGGGGGAGATTATAAAATATGGCAAAGGGACTATTGAAATAAACCACCTTGTAAATCGTGGCGACAATGATTACCAACGACTGATGGATGTTGCCAGACATTTCGCTAAAGACGGTGCGACTGTTGTGCTTACGCCCAAAATGACACGCCCCGCAACATTTGAATACGATTGCGTATATGCTTCTCTACGCGGCACTCGATATGAGGGAAAATGTCCCGACCTCAAAATTGACGACCACTGGTATGAGCATGAGGGATTCGTCACCGACAATCCAAAACGCGCTTTCTCAAATATGATGAATGATGGATTGAAGCAGTCCGACAGGTTGATAATCGATAGACCTGAACTGACGGAGCGCTATATGTATCACAGTATTTGGAGGAGAGTAAACAAAGAAGGACAACAAATCACCGAAGTATGGCTCCGGAATCCTGACGGAACTCTACAACAATTATGGCCAAAGGTATAAAAAAACGGACGGCCAACCCGAAGGTCAGCCCCCGCTGGCAAGGAATCGGTAGTCATTAGCTACGGAATCCTTATCGCAAAATTACAAACATTTTTTGAAATACAAAAGTTTATGGAGCAAAAAAATCTTACCGTAACCATACGGCACCAAGTAAGAACAGAAGTCCGGTGCAGAAACTGGCCGGGCAGACTGTGGCAAAGATTCCGTAAAGCCTTGGGAATTCTACTAATTCAGGACGAGATTTACCGTTCCGGCGAAAGTTCTCTAACTGTATTCTCACAGCTTTATCAAGGATTTTATAATATTGCCAAAGACAATAAATTCCGCAAAGAAGACATAGAAATAACGACAACGCGCCAAGAGACAGCGTCCAACGAAACCACGGACACTCTGACTCTCCTCCACCAAAAACGGCAAGTATGCCAAGCAGTGTTGAGGACAACATGGTCACGTGACGGTGCAGTGACTCAAGTGACCGCGCCCGCTTGTTTATTAAGTCCGATATTGTCTTCAGGGAATTTATTCTTTGTTGTTCCATGAATTCATCTTCGATATTTCGGAAGTATTGCTCCATAATGATTTTTCTACAAAGATAGCGTCCATTGACAATCAATTCCAAATGGAATATGGATTTTCGTTAAATTTGCAGTCTGTAAGGCGGTATCTCTCAATAGGCCGTGTGGTCTATCGCGGCAACAACAACGCGAATGCGAAGGGCGGTTATCTCACACGAAATAGCCGCCCTTTCCATTGTTTGTCAGATTGTCTCGTTTATGTCTATGCTGTAGCAGTCTTTCAGAATCGCTTCCTCAAGCATCAGGAGGTTAAGAATTCGGGCTTCGTCTGAGTCGGAGATGACACCGTCCGCTTTCATGGATGCCGCCATCCACCGCATGGTCTCAATCACGGTACCCAGCATCCCTTTGCCGTAGCCGTCAGCGATCAATTGCGTGATTGCCGGTATTTTCGGTGTTGTTTCCATAATCAGCCCTCCTTTTCGGCAAAGTCAAGTGTAAGCTGCCCATTTTCCCGGTTCTTTTGACTGGCGCAAAGCAGGAGCCGGACGCCAAGTTCCTTTACAAACCATCCGGGATTCGGCACACCGTAGAGCCACAGCTTCTTCGCCAGCTCCTGACGCGCATTAAGTCGGCGGACGCTCTGGCAACTTTCTGTACGCGCCCCGATGCATGAATGAATGTCGTTGAGCGAATACCATCGCTCGCCGGCAACCTCCACCACGCGGACATCGCCGTCCCGGAAGGTCATCACCTGATAGGGCACGTCGCGTACATCTACATAATCCACCGGAGACTTCCTCAATCCATAGTACCCTTTGCGACGGATGGAGGGAAGCACCTCCGAGGTCACCCATTTGCGGAACTTGCGGGCGTTAGGCTTGCGACTCTGGAAAATTAAAGCGTACAGGCCGCTCTCGCATACGGCAGACATTTTCTGTGAGCCTCCAAGGGTGTCCACTACTACCGACCCCCTTTCATCCTCATCGAGACGCGACACCGCATCGCGATATTTTTCAATTTCAAGTACCTCGCATACATCCTTAGCCACAAACCACGGCTCGCTATCGATTACCTGCACACGAACCGGTACTTTCTCCTGACTGAATTTAAACACTTCAGTCTGCCCGCTCATCGGGACTTCTTTCTTTTTGTTTAACATCTCGAATATTTTTAGAGCGTTGGTGGATGAAAAAAAGACGGCATCCACTTCCCGTCGCTCTAAGCCATATTCGTAGGACTTGCACAAGCCATTATAGCCTGTGCACGGGGTTGGATACCATCTATATGCAGTCGCTGTCGGGCATAAAAAATGCCCGTATGCAGTGCATCGGACGACAGATGCCATCCTACGAATCTATGTCTTAGAGCACCGCAAATATACAACAACTTTTTGGGAAATCATGCACTCTTGCACGATTTTTTCTTCTCAAAGAGTAATTTTTTTATTTCAAATGCCGGAATGCGACGCAGGTGTAGGTCTCGATATTCTCCACTATATCCTCGTGGTTATGGTTGGTGGCGCTGCTGTCGATGTCAAATTCCATGAATGTGTTCCCCGAAAGTCCGGCGACGAGCTCATGAATCTTGTCAAGAACCCGGAACTGCCCGGCGTCTGTGTCAGCTCCGCCCCAGTCGGTAACCACATGGAGGTTTATCAGCGGCTCTGCACGGTATTCAACACCGGGGACTATCTGTGTCCACTTGAACGGCACAAACTCGATGAACACGGCCGGGCGTTCCCACGGAACTTCCTGATCGAGGAATTCCACGTTGTGGTTCCAAAGGTCGATGTGCTTGATTGCCCGGGGATGCAGTTCGTCATCCATATCCGCGTCGTCGGGCCTTTCATAATACTCTCCGGCGCCATTGATGCACAGAGACTCAAGGCGAGCCTTCAGTTTGCGGTATAATTCTTCTCTCATTTTTCTTGTGCTTTATCGAAAACGATGTTGGCTAATTCATCCAGGCGTTTCTGCATGGACAGGAACCAGTCGGTGTAACCGTCTAAATGCGCATCATACTCTTTTTTAAGTTTGTCCCTCTCCGCTTTCAGCCGGGCGCAGCGTAACTTATACTTGCGGAGGGTTCTCGGATGGACATGTGTCATGTATAACATGATCACCAATGTTGCGCAGATGATTGCGGTGATTATTATTGCTGTCATTTGATATTGAAGTTTATGTTATTTACATACTCGTTAAGGTTTTCCTCGATAATCTGCCGGACGGCGGCCTCCACTTCCGGAGAAGTCCCGAGGAATTTGCGTTGCGGTATCCGTATCTTGCTGCCGACCTTCATGAGCGCCATGTTTCTCCAGAATTCGGAAATAGTGTTGAGGCTCATTTTTGATGTCCAGGCATAGAAAGCACCATTCGATAATGTCGGTCTGTGAGAATCTCCTTTCTTTCTGTTGAATCCACCCTGTGATTCATAGAATTTGGCTCTGAAGAATCTTTTCATCTTCTCAGTGACTACAATTTCCCCGCCTTCATTATGTATCGCAGCATGAGGAAGGTCGGATATGAATACAATACTGTTTTCCCGGATTTCACTTCTTATGCTTTGCCTCAGTGTGCTGTTGCCTGTGCCGGAAAGAAGTGCGGCGCCGGGCCGGAGCGGACTTCTCCGCCGCTCCCATTTCTCCGAGAAAAAGCCTTGACGCTCGAAATTCTGGTCGAATTCATCGCCAAGCTCCACCTGTATGTCCTTGAGTATGCTCCCGAATATTTCCCGGATCTGCGCGTCAATGTCTGTCATTTCTCTTACTTTTTTGAAGGTTCATCCGGCAATAAATCAAACAGGCTCGGCATGTCGGACGCCACGAGCGGGGTTTCAAGCCCTGCCGTGGCGTTCATTATATTGTAAAAAGTGCGTTCGCTTATGGCATAAACCGGATATATGTATCTGCGCCATATTTCCCGGTTACTCAACCCGCTCCTGGCGTGTTCATCGTATATCCGGTTTATGTCAGCGACGCGCTTCTTGTAGGACATGCCGCGCCTGTTTGCCATTGTCTTTACATGATTTTTACAGGTCCTTTTGGTTTAGGTCTGTACGGTCTGATGTCAAGTGTCATCTCACAGCTCACTGTAACCCTACCGCTGCCCTCGCATTGGGGACATGGGTCCGGATAGCGTTTGGGGGTTTCGGTCGCCACGATTCCCGTGCCATTGCAAATCCGGCAAAGGGCAACCTTGGGCGGTCTGGTAATTGCCTTCTTCATGTTTCTGTGGATTAGTCCACATCGGTCATTCCGAGAGGAATGTAACACCAGGCACCTTTGTCGTTCTTGTACTGTGCGCGGATGAACTTCTTGGAGACAGTAGGCTGATATGCCTCCTCGATGATTTTCACGCCCTCAAGGAAGCGCTCGTCCCCGCTGTCCTCCGCCATCTTGCGGAGCTGAAGGACCCGGCTGGCCTTGATGTTTCCCTGTCCGTCACGGCTCAACAGCCGGAGCACCGCGTTGACGAGTGATTTTGTCGCGTCATCCTTGGCAAGACTCTCGATGTAGCCCTTGACCATGGCGATGCCGTCTTCCACTGTGTCACGGTAACCGTCGATAGTGTTGACCCCGAGGATGACGCGCAGGGTGCTGTCGGAGTTCGTGAACGTGTGGCTGTTCTGCTCGTCTCGGGCAACGCCGGTAATCTCGGTCTTCATCTTGAGGATGGCATCGAAATTGCCGAAGATTGTCTCCTTGACAACCCTGATCTGTTCGCTCAGCTCACGGAGCTGGGGGATGGTGGTGGCGATTTCGTCATCGACCATGCTTGCATAGTCCTGACGCATCTGCTTGCGCTCCTGCTCCCTGCGCTTTTTCTCTTTCTCGGCCTTGAATGCCTCGAATTCCTGACGCTCTTCAGCCGTCATTTCTACTTGTTCTTTTCCGTTCATATCAATTATTTTTAATTGGTTGGTTTTCTGTTTCGTCTATGCTTCTCCGAGATTGCCCATCGGGATTATGATAACTTGCTCCCGGCCGGTCCGTGCCGGAGGCTCGGGCAGTTCCACTGCTGTATGCCTGATGCCCCCCTTTCGCTCGATACTGTGGAGTTTACGGCGCAGTTCCCGGTGCTCTTCGGCAGTGATATAGTAGAAATCTTTGCCGGCAATCCTCGAATCCCGGCACAAGAGGTTGACGCGCTTCCAGTCCGTCGTATCGACTCCCATCTTCTGCATGAGCTTGAGTGTGGCGCTCCGCTCCTTACGGAGTTCCTCCTTCTGCACAGTCTTGCGCTCGAGGTCCTCGCAGCACTTGTCGTATTCGGCACGGCTCATCTCCCGGAGGCTGACAGTGCGCCCGTTGGTGTACTGGTACACGATGCTCTTCTTGACATCGTCCCGGTCGCCAATCGGATTGAGCGCCCTGATGGCGGTGTAGAACCGCCCGAAATTTGTTATATCGTTTGCCATAATCAGAATAATGTCAGTTGTACATATGAGGTTGAATAAAATGTAGCGAGCGCCCGGTTCAGACGACCATTGAATTGCTTGAGATATTCTCGCTCCATTAAATCCTCTATCCCTGCTTCGAAGGCGCGCCTCTTGGTTTTGTGGGGTTTGCTCTTTGCGGAAGGTAAGCTGCCTCCGCCTCCAGTGGCGGTTTCGTATTGCGTTGAGGTATGATACCCGTCATTTCCGAGCGCAATGTGTATGAGTAGCTGATAGCCCGACATATTGCATACCGGAATAGACACATGGTCGATAAATACACCCCAGTCATTAGGAATTGAGGGTCGCATTTCCATGCGTGCGAATTCCTGAATGGTCGCTCCGTTCGGTATATCGTGTACCCAGCGCATTTTTATTTTCATGTTATTCTAAGTTATTTGTAGTTTTTAGTATGCCTTCTTTCCATATCACATAGTGCGCTCCCGCTTCCGGGATGAACCGCCCTTGACAGTATGCCCGATATCCGCTGCACCTCACTTTAACCCCTGCGTCGTATTTCACGCGTCTGGCAGGCTTACCCATCGGCTGTCCCTTATCTTCCCAGCTGATGAAGATGAAACACTTCCTGGGGAAGGCGGTCCGGAGTCGCTTGGTGTCCTCGTAGGTGAAGCCGGCAGCCTGAAAACTGTCAATGACCACGAATTTCGGACTCTTGGCTTTTTTCAACCTCGCCGTCAGCTCGTCAATGGTGTCACTCGTCACTATACGGAACCGTCCCTGCACCTCGTTCATCTTGAACCTTTCAAGACGCTTCTGAAATGACTGGCTGACGCCTTCCTCATAGCTGAGGTAAAGGACGGTCCCGTAGTTGGTAAGCTCTTTGGCAAGCTGCATAACAAAACTGCTCTTTCCGCTCGCCGACGGTCCGTGTATCAGCCACGTTTCATTGTATGCCGGGTAACCGAAGGCGCGCGCCCACTCGCCGGCCCACGGCAGAGTGTCGTAGGTCTTGGCGAGGACTTCTTTGGGACTGAATGCGCGCTTTGCCATCGTTACTTCTTCTCTTGAGTCTTTTTCAGTTCTGCCACAAGCGCGTCGGCGAATGTCAGGGACACTCTGGCTAATGTAGCCGGCACATCCTCTTGTGGTTTTGGCTCGCATGCCACCCCCGCAGTTATGTCGGGATTGTTCATTATAGCTGCCATCATATCCTTGGCAATCTCATACCGACGCTGCTCCCAGTCGATCTCGCCACTCTGCATCCGGCGACCCATCATGATGACGGTCTCCATGTATTGTTTCTCAAGTACGCTTATCATTATCATTGTCTTTTAAGTTTTTCGATTTCGGTATATACTCGCCGCAGACCGCCCTGGGTCTTGCGCACGATTTCGGCGATATCGGTGCCTTCCGGGGCGTTGACTTTCGCCACAATCCTCGCCTGTTCGTTGAGGAAGGCCCGGCGGTCGTCGCTGCTGTCAGGCGTCACTTTGCAGTAGCGGTCGCCGTAGCGGCTCAACATCTCGGTGTAGCCGACCTTCTGGCACTCTATCGACCGGTTGATTTTTGCCTTGAGTCCGTCAGCTCCCATCATGTACCAGGCGCAGCAGCGTTCCGTGGCGTTCCACAGTGCTTTCAGCTCCAGAAAAGCCTCATACTGCAGGTCGCCGGCCTCGTCAAGGATGATCAGGGGCGTCTCGATGGAGCGAAGGTAGAAGACGAGGTCGTCATAGACATCCGAATACCGGCCTTTGCTGTCCACTCCGAATTCTGCCGCGATTTTGCGGATCAGCTTGAGCTTGGTCTTCACCTGCGAGCAGTCGATATAGACGGCGTTGCGGTGACTGTTGACATAATGCCGGGCTGTGAAGGTCTTCCCGATATTGGGCAGGTCGCAGAGGATGCCGCTGAGGCTTGACTGCTGGCAGAATTCAAGCTGTGCGGTCACGTACTGGAAGGTTGGTGTCTTGGCGGCCTTCCACTCTATCTCACCCCGGAGACCGACTCCCAGCTTTCGGGCGATGCTTATCCAGTTGGCATCGCTTAGGACGCGGTCTGTCTGCCCGTTCTTTACGGCACTGTAGACCGAGGTTGTGATACCCAGGGATGCCGCGTGCTTCGCATCGCTCGGGAAGTTCCTGCGGGCCTCTGTGATAGCCGTCAGGATTCTTTGTTTGATTTCCGTTGTAATCATATTCTTACGGTATTGGTAATCGATTCTAATCGCTTCGTCGGGTAAAAAATTCGATTTTAATCGCTTTGCTCTGCAAAGAATTTCTTTTTAAGAGTCCTGGACTCCGATCCGGCTCCAGTCCATCCCGGCAAATCTGCCGTCGGCAACCTCGTCGGCTTCGGGCGTGACGGCCACAAAGGGCATTTCCACGGCCTCTGCCGGTTCCTCCGGCTTAGTTGTACGTTTTAGCACCCCAACCTGAAGAGCGGCGTTGTCGTTGATGTATTTGCCCCATGCGGCCACCTTCTTGCGCTGCTCCACATAGTTGGCCACATCTTCATCGGTCTGCTCTGCCATGACGCGGTTGTAGGTCTGGACCTTCTCCACCTTGTCGATGTATCGGTCGCCCTGGAATATATAGACATCCTGGGGCGCACCGTTCTCGTCCGGGAGGAAGTAGGCTGTGACCTTGTAGTTGTTCGGTTCAAGCTGCTCGATGATTCCGGGGGAGCTGAGCCACCAGTCCTCGTAGCATACCCGGACGGTCGAGTTGCGCCGGATGCTCGTCTCCACTCGTTCGCCGATATAGCGGCTCAGGGTGAGCTTGTCAAACTTCTGCAGTGTCGGATTGATATTGGCCTCAAGTACCTGCCATCTGGTCATGCCGGGGTATTTTTTCTGGTTGGGATGGAGGGTGTTGTTCCATTCCTTATTGTCGGCGAGGTCATCGGCCACAAGTTGTTCGAAGGTGAAATACCGCTCGTCCTCGTAGGTTTCGTTGGTCTCGTCGCTTATCTTTTTGCTCTTGACGCGGTTCTTGCCTTTGCCGTAGAACCTGCCGATACCCGCATGGTTCTTGTGGGCTATCGACCGCTTGAAGGCGCCGTTGAGCGGTTCTGCATATTTTTCCTGCGAGTTTTGGGGCGCGCAGAAATGAACGAACGGGAAGGCAACCCCGGCCCTCAGGAATCCATCCTTGTACTGGCTCATAAGGTGCTGCTCAACCTCAATTCCTGCCGGCATTCCCCAGCCGTTGCGCTCGATAAGCCGGAACATATCCCGGAAGCAGTCCACCACAAGGCGTTCGTCCTTTTTGCGCCCGTAGGCTGCTCCGATTCGGCATTGGCTGACCACATCATAGGCGTAGTAGGCGTGGACGCGCTCATTGCCTTTCATGCGGCGTGGCAGATCAACGTCATCCATGGTAACCTGCGACAGGGAAAATTCTCCGTTGTGGCGGTGCATGTGCGGCATCTGCTCGTGCATGAAGTCGGTCCGGCTGCGCTGCCGTTTCTCAATCAGTATCTTGTTTTTGGGACGGTTGAGGTAGTTGGCGATGGTGGCCTCGCTCGGTATCCATGGCTCCTCGCCCTTTTGGGCAAAGTTATCCGGGTCGAACAGCTCACCTGTGTTTATGTCATACACTTCAAGTTCCCCCGTGAGGAACATGATATACATTTCTCTGACTGTGGTGTTGTAAGGTTGGTTCTCAAGGCACGCGATTCCGAGTATGACCTGCTCCTCGAGATGTGTCATCCGTCTGGCGGACTGGTTGCCGAATTTACCGCTCAAGAGGCAGGGGTATCCTTCCCGTTTATATTGGGCGACCTTCTTCCGGAATCTGAATACAGAGGTCGGCAGGGTATGGCCGAACTGTTCGCGCAGTCCCTCGATGGCAGTCGCCATCTTCTCCCACCCGTAACTCTCGCCCATCAGCCTCTTGGCCGTGGAGGCCCGCTCGTAGAGACGGATGCACGTGTTGAGGACACTGGCATTGACAATGCACTCCTCCTTTTTGGCAGCCTTGAGGTCGACACCTGTCTTGGTGCGGTCGTTGAACCATGCCACGGCTGCCTGATCTCGCTCATAGTTCTCGCGGAGCCATCCGGCCACAAGTACCTCGTCGCCGGTACCGAGTTTTTCTTTGACTTCGTCCAGATATCGGGACGGCAAGGTTTCTACTACAACAAGGGCATAATTGCCGGCACCTTTGCCCTGACGGGCTACTTCAAAACGGCCACGGCGTGCCATCTGCTTGTAGTTTGGTTTGGACATAATGCCGTTCCCTACAAGCTCGTGCATCGAGACGCATAATCTTCCGCCGTAGTATTCCATTCTCTCGCCCTTCCTTTAGAGTGACTCTGCTATGCTTTTCAGTTCGTTGATTTGCGTCAACGTGACATGGTCGTATCTCGCGACCACTTCACCTCTTGGACCGTAAACGGTGCCTGCGCCGGTCTCCTTGTCGAGATAAATCTCGGATCCGTTTGAATAGACCGCACGTGCGCAACTTTCCGAGTCGAAGAAGAACGCCCCTTCCGGGATGTTGTAGTAGGTGCAGCCTCCGTGATGTTTGACGGCAACGAACCGTATCTTTCTGGCGAGGTCGTTGTCGGTCCGGAAGGCGAGGGCATTCTTGACGCAGCGTTCGCAGATAGGCTTGCCCTTTACCTTGAAGGTGCGCTGCAGGGCCTTGATGCCTTCTTTGTTGACTGAAATGTACTTTTCCATTTTCTCACTTATTTTGTATTGATTTTTTTGTTAACTTTATGGCCGAATTCCAAATAGAACAGTTATGTATCATCTTTCAATGAAAATCAGTATCCGTCCACTGCCCGGAAACTGTCCAGAGTCCATACTGGATTCTCGCGTGGCCGAGATAGCTGGGATTCTTCGCCCTCTTGGGTTTGAGTTGCAGAGCTCGCGCTTTTACTTTCATCCTGATGAAGAGGCTGAAGCTCGCGGAATAGAATTTGCCGGAGCTCAGATTCGCATTGATAAATCTTGCAAGAGACCGCAGTCTGTCGTGCATTTGTCTCAGATAGTCTTCTCTCTATGTGCGCTTTGTTCCTCTTTGCAATTTTCATATACAGCCGAAGTCCAAGAACTTTCAGCACCAGATACATAATCTTCATAGTCTCACTTTTTATTGAGTTGATTGTTGATTTTGTCGATTGCATCCTTCAGGGCGAACCATACGCCGACCGAAGCCTGATATAGTTTGTCGTTGCACAGCTCGAAGTCACTGCTCTCCACCTCGCACTGGTTCAGCGCGAGTCCAAGCTCCGCACCCTGCTTCGTCAGGGTGGTGTGCAACTTTCTCAGTGCCCGCTTGGTCCGTTTTTCTGTTTTCTGGTTCATCGTGTCGATATTTTGATCTGGTGGGCGGTCGGGGAATCGAACCCCGATACTTGCGCCATGGTCGCTCACCTTCCTGGCCGCCCAAGTGCCGCCGGGCTTGCATTCCGGCGGCCGTTCAAATGTTGTGCCTTTCGGCTTTTCGCGGCTCTCTTGCCGCAGGATCGCCCTCTCTTGGGTCTTACCCTATAATTATTATCTGAAGCCCGTAGGTTGTCTTGCCCCTGGTCTTATTTATTGTAGGTCACTATCATCAGAAGACTCTGGAGGTTCTGTCGTAGTTCCTGCATGGCGACACGCTTGAGTACCTCCGCCGCATTCATCATCATGCTCGAGCTTGAGGTGGTCTGACTTCCTTCGATAAGGTTCAGCTCGATGTTCTGGATCTGATGAGTAAGCCAGGCCTCGATCTTGCCGAGGTCATCCCATGAAGTCTCCGGGCGAAGCGCACGGACAGCCTGGAGGTTCACGGAGGCTACATACATGTCCCCGCTGTGCCAGCGGAAGAAGGATTCGTAGTCCTCGTTCATCTTGAGGGTGTATACCTCAATCTTGCCCTCGTACTGGCGAAGTACGCTCTGGTATGCGCTCTTGAAGATTTCAAGAATCTCCTCTGTGGTCTTTTTCTTTGTCTCACTCATGTCTTAAATTTCTTTAATTGTTAAAATTTGTCTTCCTCGCGGCTTTTTTGTATCTTTGGCCGCTCGTTCC